TCTCGGGATCCAGCCCCCAACCACGCTGTTGCGCCCGGCAGGATAAGCCACCGGGACTAGCCGCAGGATGCTTCGATAGGACGGCGAGTAGACCAGGACGTCGCACAGCACGGTCTGGGTGCGAGCCATACGAGTCATGTCCAGCCGGGTGACCTGCGCGGTCTGCAGCTGCCCACCTACCGCGTCCCCGGTGCCTACCTCGAACAGGTCGTTGCCCGGATGATCCGGGTCGTCGGGCAGGTAGGTGCGGAGCACTACCGCTCGCAGCTGCAACCCGTAGGCTCGATGGTCAGCCCTCCACATCCGCGGCCCTCCAGACCAGGTCCGTGCTCACATTGTAGCACGCCAGGTCGTCGGAAGCAGGCACGAGCGGCACCGTGGGGAGGGCGCGTACGGGCAGATTGGTGGTCGTGCGGGCGATGGCGTCGAGGTAGAGATCCTCGCCCCCGTAAACCCCCCGGGAGA